GTAATGTAACCATTATGTCTACAGACAAAGATTTCTTACAACTAGCAAGTGATAAGATTAAAATCTGGAGTCCAACAAAAAAGAAAATTTTTGGTTGTAAAGAAATATTGGATGAATATGGTATTATCTGTAATAACTTTATTCTTTATAGAACGATGGAAGGTGATGTAAGTGATAATATTCCAGGATTGGATGGAGTTGGTTTGAAAAGAGTTGTTAAAGCATTTCCATTTCTTGCTAACGAAGATCAGTCTTGTTTACAACAAATTTATAATTACTCTGAAAATAATCGTGGTAAATATAAAATTTATGATACTGTATTAGACAATAAGTTATTGCTTGGTCGTAACTATGAATTGATGCAGTTACATAATACGCAGATTCAATCATTTACACAATTACGTGTAGAAGAAATTATCAATACCCCCGTCAAGAAAATTGATAAAATTAGCTTTTCTAAGTTAATTACAGAAGACAAAATGTGGAATAATATCCCCAATTATCACATTTGGTTACAAGAATGTTTTGGCAAATTAAATAGTTTCGTGGAATAAAAAATGTCGGTTAATAAAAGTTGAAAATCACTGAATTCAGTGATATAGTAGAGTTATCTTATGGAAAACAAAAAAGCAATTGATTCATTAACAAAATACGGCCGTGACTTCCAAATCAAGTGTATTTCATGCTTAATATCTGATCGTTCGTTTATTGAACGTATTAATGATATTATCGAAGTAGACTTCTTTGAAAGTGATGCAAACAAGTGGGTTGTAAAAGAAAGTATTAAATATTTCAACGAATATAAAGATCTGCCAACTTTAACTGTATTCAAGATTAAAGTTGATGACGTAGGTGATGAACTTCTCAAGCGGAGTATCGTAGACAATCTAAAGTTGGTTTATCAAAAGGTAAGTGATAGTGATCTAAAGTTTGTAAAAGAACAGTTCTTAGAGTTTTGTAAAAATCAGAAACTAAAGAATGCTATTATTGAAAGTGCAGATTTATTGTCACTCGGTCAATACGATAAGATTAAAAGTGTAGTTGATCATGCGATGAAAGCTGGTATGGAACGTAATATTGGTCATGATTATACTGAAGATGTAGAACAACGAATGAGTGTAATGAGTCGTAATTGTATTAAGACAAATTGGACTGAAATTGACACTATTATGGATGGTGGATTAGCCGCAGGTGAATTGGGTATTATTACAGCTTGTGCTGGTAGTGGTAAGAGTTGGGTACTATCCAAACTAGGCGTTGAAGCGATGAAACAAGGTAAAAATGTAGTTCATTTTACTCTTGAGTTGAATGAAAATTATGTTGGACTACGTTACGATGCCTGTTTTACAGGAATCGATTTCCAGAACATTCGTAACAATGTAGATATCGTAAAGAAGAAGATCGCTGATGTACCTGGCAAGTTGAAGATCAAATACTTCCCAATTAAAACTGTAAGTGCTTATAGTCTTAAGTCACATTGTGAAAGATTGGCAGTACTTGGTACCAAAGTTGATATGATTATTGTTGACTACGCTGATATTCTACGTCCATCACAGAGTGAACGCAATAGTAACAGTTATAGTGAAGCTGGGGGTATTTATGAAGAACTACGTGGTGTAGCTGGTGAGTTACAAGTTCCTATTTGGAGCGCTTCACAGAGTAATCGTGCTGCTATGGATGAAGATATTATTCAGGCTAACAACATCGCTGATAGTTATCGTAAAATTATGACCGCTGACTTTGTTCTTAGTCTAAGTCGTAAAGTTAACGATAAACAAGCAAATACAGCAAGATTCCACGTAATTAAGAATCGTTTTGGCCCGGATGGTTTGACATTCCCAAGTAAGATGAACGCTAGTTGTGGTCATATTGAGATCTATGGAGAGAATAGTCGTGAAGGAATGGGTATCATGAATGAAATGATGGATGGCGAAAATCAAGTTAAGAAAGCTCTAAAATCCAAATGGAACGTTCATAACGTAGAAGATAATGAATAATTTATAGTATCTACAGATAGAAAAACGCATAAAAAAATAATAAAAAATTTACACTCTAAACACAAATTTGAATCTTATTTAGATAGTTATTTTTTACCCGTATGAATAAAGAAATTTTTATAAAGAAAAGAAATGGTCTCACTGAGAAGTTTAATGCAGATAAAATCAATAAGATTTTACAATGGGCTACTGAAGATATAAAAGGTGTTGGATTTGAAGAAGTAGCAATGAATGCCCATTTGTCGTTCTTTGATGGAATGACATCAAAAGATATCCACGTGATGTTGATTGAAGCCGCATCTAATTTAATTACAGAAGATAAACCTAATTATCAATTTGTAGCATCACGTTTATTAAATTATCAACTACGAAAGAATGTTTGGGGTGGTAAAAATCCCCCAAAGTTACACGATCTAGTTAAAACTAATATTGATGCGTTGGTTTATGACTCGGATATTTTAAATTGGTATTCTAAACAAGAATTTGATAAGCTAGATGAGTTTCTACGACATGATCGTGATTTTAATTTCACGTATGCCGGTATCAAACAGCTGTGTGATAAGTACTTGGTTCAAAATAGGGCTACTAAGGTAATTTATGAAAGTCCTCAGTTTGCTTATATGCTTATCGCAATGACATTCTTTAAAGATTATAAAGAAAATCGACTTGAGTATGTAAAGAAAGCTTATAATTACTTTAGTAAACATAAGATTAATTTACCCACACCAATTATGGCAGGCGTAAGAACTCCAATGAAGAGTTATGCCAGTTGTTCACTGTTCACAGTCGATGATGATCTACGTAGTATTTTCAGCAACAATAGTGCGGTTGGGTTTGCTACAGCTAGTCGTTATGGTATTGGATTGAATTTATCAAGACTACGTGCTACAAACGCGCCAATTCGTAATGGCGAAGTAATGCATACAGGTCCAATTCCGTTTGCTAAATCATTTGAAGCTACAGTAAAGAGTTGTCACCAGAATGGCATTCGTGGTGGGAGCGCAACTGTAAATTTCGCTTGGTTCCATTATGATATTCTAGATATTCTTGTATTAAAGAATAATCAAGGCACAGATGATAATCGGGTTCGTAAGTTAGATTATTGTGTGGGTCTTGATAAACTAATTTTTGAACGTTTCTTGAAGAATCAAGACGTTACACTATTCAGTTATCACGAATGTCCTTCACTGTGGAATACATTTGGATTAGAAGGATTCAAAGAAAAATATGAAAAGGCTGAAGCTAACAAGAATCTCAAGTTCAAGAAGAAAGTACCTGCACGTGAATTGATGGGACTATTAGCTAAAGAACGTCTTGAAACAGGTCGTATTTATACAATGTTTGTTGATCATGCAAATGAACACGGTAGTTGGTTGGATCAAGTAGATACAAGCAATCTTTGCCTTGAAGTGCATCATCCATTAATTCCCATTTATGACGTTAATGATCAAAAAGGAGAAATTGGAGTCTGTGTATTGGCAGCATTGAATTGGTTAGAAATTAAAGATGATACTGAAATGGAAAATGTATGTGATATTATCGTCAGAATGTTGGATGCTTTGATTGATCACCAAGAATATTTTGTACCAGCCGCAAAGAATTTTGCTACTAAACGTCGTAGTCTTGGTGTAGGTGTAAGTAACTTGGCTGCTCTATTGGCTAAAGAAGGATTGAAGTATTGGGATGAGAAAGCTCCAAATTTCGTATCCAGATGGATGGAAAAGACCAGTTACTATCTAATCAAAGCAAGTGTTGAAATGGCAAAAGAAATTGGTAAGTGTGAAAAGTTTGATCGTACTAAATTTAGTCAAGGTATTCTTCCTATTGATACTTATAAACGGGACATTGATGAATTTATCACTGAACCTTTACACATGGATTGGGAAGCTTTACGTGAAGACATCAAGAAGTATGGTATGAGACACAGTACGCTTACTGCTTGTATGCCTGTAGAATCAAGCAGTGTAATTCAAAGTAGTACCAATGGTATTGAACCCCCCCGTAGTGCTATTAGTTTCAAGGGAAGCAAGAGTAACATTTTGCCTGTGGTAGTTCCAAATATTGATAAGTACAAGGATAATTATACTTTTGCTTTTGATATGCCAAATAATGAAGGATATTTGAAGGTAGCTGCTGCTATTCAAAAGTTCACAGATATGAGTATCAGTACCAACACGTACTATATTCCGTCCCGTTATGAGAAAAACAAAGTGCCTGTAGAGGTTGTTATTAAAGATATTTTGTTGGCATACAAGTATGGATTGAAGAATCTATATTATGCTAATACAGATGATGGTGATAAACAAACAGCCATGGAAACAAAAACGGTTGATGAAAAACCAATAGTACAAGAATCCGGTTGTGAAAGCGGAGCTTGTGCTCTATAATAAAAAAATACATATGAAAACTGTACTAAATAAGAAAAACATAGATCAGTTGCGCAACCCAATGTTCTTGGGAGAAGATCTATCACTTCAGCGATATGATAAGATCAAATATCCAAAGTTTTATGATTTGTACGATCAACAACTAAATTTCTTTTGGCGACCCCAAGAAGTTTCGTTGGTGAAGGATATTAGTGATTACAAGAATCTTTCTGCTGAAGAACGATTTGTTTTTGACAGTAATTTAAAGTTTCAAACTATGACTGATAGTATGTTGAGTCGTAGTATTCACGAACTAATGAAGCACGTTACAAATAGTGAATTAGAAATTTGTATGAATGCGTGGAGTTTCTTTGAAACTATTCACAGTAACAGTTATACATACATTCTTAACAATGTTTATCCAGATGCTACCAGGTTCTTTGATAGTGTCTTAGAAGACGAAGAAATTGTGAAACGTGCTAAAGCTATTAGTAAGAAGTATGATGAACTATTAACGCCGTCGGATGATATTAAACAACAATTGTTTGATGCTGTATTGGCAACTCAAATTACTGAGGGATTGATATTCTATGTGTCATTTGCTTGTAGTTTCTATTTTGGATATCGTGGAAAGATGGAGGGTAACAGTAAGATTATTAAGTTTATCAGTAGAGATGAAAATCTTCACGTAGCTATTACCCAGAACATTATGAAGAATTGGATAAATAATCCAGAAGAAGGGTTCCAAGACATTGTTAAGAAAAATGAAGACAAGATATATGCTACTTATGAAATGGCAGTAAATGCTGAAAAAGATTGGGCAGATTATCTATTTAGTAAAGGTAGTTTGGTTGGATTGACGGCGGAAAGTTTGAAACATTATATTGAATGGTTGGCTAATAACAGATTAACAAGTATGGGATATAAGAAATTGTATCCAGCTGCTAAGACCAATTTACTATCAGGATGGTTAGATAGTTACTATGATAGTAAAAAACTTCAAGTAGCCCCCCAAGAAACTGAATTGAGTAGTTATGTTAAAGGAGTTGATAACACGATCAGTGAAGGTGCATTTGACGATTTCAAATTGTAATTGTAAATAATTAAAAAATATAACGAGTACTGTAACGAGTACTCGTTTTTTATTATATTTATATCCATCTCGATCAATTTATATTATGGAATCCATTTTTGTATACCTAGAAAAAATATTAGTAATAAGTGCAGCTGGCGGTGTTCTATTCGGCGCATTCAAATGGGTATTTACATTGAATCGGAATGTAAAAGAAATATTAAAAGAAGTCAAACCCAATTCGGGCACATCGTTAAAAGACCATGTAGATAAGATAAACAAGCAGGTTAGTCACGATAGTAATTTGATTAAGACTATATGCACACGACAAAAATGGATATTAGATAATAGACCGGAACCAATATTTGAATGTGATACCGATGGTAAATGTACGTGGGTAAATGAAAAATATTGTCAATTATTAAAACACGATGTAGATTATTTCTTAGGTAATGGGTGGAAAAATGGTATCTTTAGTGAAGATTTGGAAATGGTTGAAAAAGAATGGGAAAGATCTATTAAAGACAAAAGAAGTAGTATTAGTATATACAGAATGATTGATAGAGAAGGTACTATATATAACGTTAAAGCAGTAGCCACCCGAAATGATAGTCATGGGTACATTGGGCATATAGAAATATTAGACGATAAAAAAGATTAATAATTGACAGTCAAATACTATTTATATGTATATTAATATGAAGTCTTCTAAAGAATTAATCAATAAACTGGTAAAAGAAACGTTGGAACAAAAGTATACAAACGTTACATCTTCTTGGAGTGATTTAATCGACGAATTATCAAAAGAAATCAAGAAACCTATTGAACTCGACGATGCTGGCAATTACAATGTATGTGATTGTGAACCATATCATATTAGTATTAGACCAATAGTACATGGTATTTGTGACGTACAAGCATTTAAAGACTATACTGATAGAACCAAGAAGCTTTTCATGAAATTTGAAGATGTTAAGAAATTCGTAAAAGAATATTTAGCATCCAAAGATTTAAATTATGTAGATAATGCTTTATCCAAGGCAGTAGAAAATAGTAAAGATAAAGAAGGTGGTAAAAAAGCAGATAAACAATCTGAGTCTGAAGAAAACGTAGTTAACCCTCAAAAAGGATTCAAACTTGTAAAGAATGTTAAGGTTGCGAATATGAATGATCCAAAAGACGATCCTACTCAACCAATGCAAGTTGTTGGAAAGTTTCTTAAATCGTCCGAATATAAGAGTGTTAATCCAAAATATACACCTCCTACTTTACCAAAAGCTCTACAAAAATTGGTTATTAAATATACAAAAGCAGGTAAAGCTAAAAAGAAGTAGTTGACAATTTTTTAAATTTGGTATACTATAAATGTATACCTAAAAAAGGATAAATATGACAAAATTAATTACTATCGCCGCATTGAGTGCAACTCTAGCTTCTCAAACATTTGCTGGAGATAGAGAATGGGCAACTGTTGGTAAAGTATTAACCGGAGTCGCTGTAATTCATGTTATAGACAGAATTGTAAATCCCCCAACACAAGTTGTATATATACAACCACAGCCAGTGGTTTACGCACAACCTGTGGTGTATGTTCAACCACAACCAGTGGTTTATGCACAGCCTGTAGTATACGTTCAACCACAGCCAGTGGTTTATGCACAGCCAGTGGTTTACGTACAACCACAGCCAGTGGTAGTTGTATATGGTGGTTGGGGTCGTCCAGTACATCATTATCATCACCATCACCATTGATAATATTATTTTAATAATGACCCAAACCACCGTAACTGGTGGTTTTTTTATTTTTCCGGTTGACTTCTTATAAATCCGTGGTAAGATGGATTTACGGTAAGAAACACATATGAAAAATACAAACTCATTAAATTTGGTTACTAGCAAGGACTTCAACATCAAGGCGTATCTTGATACTTGTGTAAATCTGCGTCCTAGTTCATTGATTATGGACGATCTCAAGTGGAAGTATATGGTACGTAGTGCTATTCGTGGCAAGAACATTTTGCTTCTTGGACCAACTGGTTGTGGTAAGACTCTTGCTGCTCAAACTGTAGCTAAGGCTATCGGTCGTGAAGATAACTTCTTCTATTTTAATTTGGGTGCTACACAAGATGCTCGCAGTGCTTTGATTGGTAACACTCACTTTGACAAGAAGACTGGTACTTTATTCAAGGAGTCTAGTTTTATCAAGGCTATTCGCACTCCCAACGCCATCATTCTACTTGACGAAATTTCTCGTAGTCATCACGACGGTGTTAATATTCTAATGACTGTTCTTGATGATCTCCAGCGTTATCTTCGATTGGATGAAAAGGATGATTGTGAAGTTGTTAAAGTTGCTGACGGTGTAACTTTTATTGCTACTGCTAACGTAGGTAATGAATATACCGCTACCCGTGTAATGGATCGTGCTCTACTTTCACGTTTTCCTGTTAAGATTGAAGTGACTCCGCTTGATAAGGACGCTGAATTTTCTCTATTAAAGAATCGGTTTAATATTAACTCTAATGAACAGTTAGACGTTCTAAAGTCTGTTTGTGAAATTGCTGATCATACACGTAAACAGATTAAGCAAGAAGATAGTAAGCTTACCAATTTTATTCCTACACGTAGTACTGTTGAAATTGCGGAACTAATTGTTGATGGATTTAATTTGCTTGAAATTGCTGAGACGACCATTTATCCTAACTTTACTGAGGATGGTGGTGTTGACAGTGAACGTACATATATTCGCCAGTTGGTACAGAAGTATATTAAGGTAGAATCTAAGGAAAAGTTGTTTAATGATCCATTGAACAATAATACTCAGCCTCCTTTCTAATAACATATAGAAAATAAATTATTATGAGCAACTACAGTGATTTCTGGTTAAAGGGTAACAATTACGATTGGGATTGGGAAGATGAACTTGATGCTGCTATTGCGGATGAAGCTAATAACACGTTAAACGATGACGTAGAAGACCGTGTTTCGGAAAACACATCTCGACTGATTCGTATGTCTTCCGCTCGACGTGCTATTTCTAATTATGTCAGTATTCTGACAAACCAGAACATTCCTGTAGTATTTAATGACAGTGCTGTAAATTGTACTGATGGTAAGGTGGTTTATATCAGTAGCGATATTACTAAGAAGGATAATTTTGACGTGGCTGTTGGACTAGCATTACACGAAGGCAGTCACGTCAAATATTCTGATTTTGAAATGTTTAAGACAGTGTGGATGAATGTTCCCCGTGACATTTATAATTACACTGAAAAGTTGAATATTTCAAAAGATATTGTTGGTAAGACTAGTCAACAGATTCTAAATTATGTAGAAGATCGTTATATTGATTATACAGTACATAATAGTGCGCCTGGTTATCGTGGTTATTACGATGCTTTGTATGATGAATACTTTAATAATAAAGTAATTTCAGATGCATTGAAAAGCGATTTATATCGTACACCTAGTATCGATTCATAT